CCCACCAGAAAAACGAACATCAGAAATTAAATCCATTATCAAATGCCTGGTTTTATCACTCATATTAAGGTGTCTATCAAATCTCTTATACCCTCTATTAAGTTCATTAAGAATTTCCATCTCAATACCATTTCTATCTGCTAGAACCTCTACATCGTAAGAATCGTAAATCATATCTTTTATTGTTTTAAGTTTAACTCTCATTTACATAGTAAATATACGACTTTTTTTTCAATTAAACAAATCTTTTTTGATGTTTTTTTAAAAAAAAACCCATTGAAAATCAATGGGTTATAAAGTGTTGAAAATCAATGGGTTATTCTCCCCAATGTTTTTTTCTTAATTCGTATATATCAATTGGTTCTCTTTTCATTTGTTTACCAGGATTGAAATATGCTCCTTTTTTAAGGTATCCACCCAAAAAGTTTCTTCTCATTCTTGTAGTATCCTTATTAGGGTCAGAACCATGTACAACATGAGAATGTAGAAGTGCAACCTGTCCTTTTTTTAGTACACCAGGAATTTTACGAAAATCGTGTCCTTCTGGCATTACACAACTAATACCTCTTTCGCTTCTCCAATTTGAAGTATTTGTTGCTTTTCTCTCCTCATTATCTTCCATTGGTAAAACAGGTAACCTATGTGAACCTTCGTAATTCCAAACTGAACCATTTTCTGGATCATGATTATCTAATGCTAAAGCAGTATTAATAATTTCATTATGATTACAACCAGTATAAAAAGCATTTTGGTGTTGGTCTCTACCCAATTCACCTTTTGGTTTGTAATAAGCCCATGTTTGCATTCCAACAACTTCACCTTCCATAAGGAATTCCATTGCTTCTATCATTTTTGGATGAGCAAAAAGTTTTTCTAATTTTTCTGATTTTCTGTGTGGGTACATTATTGGTTCGTACTCTTGCCACTTTCCTGGTTCTTCTTCGTTTCTCTCTAAACGTAATCTATCCAATTCTTCATTAATTTCATCACATTCATTTTCAGTAAGTAAATCTAAAATTGTGAACCCTCTGTATCTCCAGTCAAATGTGATTTGTTGAAGCTCTTCGGTTGTAAGATGTTTAAAATTTGCCATAACTTTATTTTTTTTTGTATATATAAATATATTAAATTTAATTTTTGTAAAATTGTAACAGGTTTTGTAAATAAAATTTGAGATTTGGTATTTTATTAAATACTAACTTTATTGCCAATCTATTCGATTCTTTAACCCCTTTATCGATAATATTACCTTTTTCATTATATTGTGGTTGTGATGGGCCAGATATTCTCCATTTTAAATCCGTTTTAGTAAATAAACTATTTGAAAGCAATCTAGAATATTCTAAATAATTAACTTCATATATTTCTGCCCCTTTATCATTTGTTTTTTGTACAAAGTATCTTGAAATATATCCCCTACTGTAATCTGATGCGTTTGGGTTTGGAAACGAAGTATTAACCTTTCCACTTAATTTGAAAAGTGTGTTTATTTTTAATTTTTTATATGTGTCGTTATTATTCATTTTAACCAATTTGTTAATACTATGTTTCCAATTCTTCTTTTTTTCTCATTTTTCCCTTAACCGATGTTGTCCATAAATTACTTTCTAATGCATGAGAAACTTCTACAACTTGAAATACGGTGTTTTTATATTTTTTTGGTAAATCTTCTATTTCAAATAAATCTCCGGTTTTTATACCACTTACGCCATAAATTTTAAACTCAAATTCTATTTCTAAAAGTACATTATTAGCTGATGTTGAACTTCGATTATTTAAATCTAATTTTCTAAATAAAGAAGGGTCATTCCACGCACTTACAAAAGCTAATTGTTCTATTGTAGTATTGGAAGTAGAAACACCAAAAAATTCTAAAAACCCATTTTTAATAGCATCTATATCACCCCATCTATCTTTTACTGCTGGTAATACAGTAGCCTTACTCATAAATAGGTCATAATTTTCCTTTTTTTGTTCCGTTTCACTTAATTTTTCTGTACCATCTGATGATGAAGTACCTTCTCCAGTATCGCTATCTTTTTCTTCAGTTGCTTTTTTTTCAAAGTTAGATAATATTTCTTGAACTGGATCATTTTTTGTAGCAAAAAGAAAATTAGAGGTTATAGGTAGATTTCCTTCAGATGAAGCATCTGGTTTTCCAGCACTTCTTTCTGCTACAATCATATTTTTCATAGCTGCCGGTAAGTCCACCGAAAGTGAGGATTCTATAAATGGTGTATTAGCTCCTGATGCTCTAAATTTAGTATTTTGATTACTTATACCTCCACAAAAATTTAAATCTATAATTTCAAGTTGGTATTGATCTTTATTTTCTGCACTTACAGATGGTAGTTCGTTTATTTCATAATGCCACATAGAATTTGCAGCTGAAGAAATTCCATTTAATAATTCATAGTATATATCTTTTGCTACATAATTTGATCTTTCTAATACTTCTACAAAAAATTCAAAATTTACATATAAATCTTTAAGGTATCCCCATTGTCCTGATCCACATTCAAAAGGTATTACATCAGTTGGCCATTTATAACCTGATGCAGATAAACTTTGTTGTTGTGGAAATTTAAATTCTCCTTGTGATAAATCTACAACTTTAGATGGTTTACCATTTGCATCTAATATATTTTCAAAATCAAGCTTACCTGTTGATTTTAACACTTCTGATAATTTAAAATCAGGTGTATTCGGGTTTGGTATAAATAATTTAGAACCATCATGTGAAAACATATTTGGTGCACCTCTTATTATTGTATTATTGTATTCAATTATTGTATTATAAGTTCCTAAACCAGAGCACTTACTTGGTTCTGATTTTAATTCAATCGAAAAACTATTTAGTATTTCAAATGCAAGTTCTAAACGAATATAAGAGCTTTCAGAAATAAGAGGTGCTCCCTCTGGTATAGTTGATTCCTGACTTCCTTCTTCGCCCTCACCTCCTTCACCCTCACCTCCACTCTCTACGGATGTATTTTCTAATTCGGCAATTAATTGTTTTTTAATAACTTCATCTATATTAATGTAGTTATCTTGTGAAATCCACTTTATCCCTCTACTATCATATTTTGTTTCTAAATTCTTTATTTTTGTTGTTTGCTTTTGTTTTGGTAATCTATTAAACATTTGCATAAACAAAGCCTTTCCAACATCACTTTCAGATATTGTAGATATATCTCCACTATTAAAAACATTTCCACCTGAATTTTGATTATTTTTTAAAGATGAACCACCCCTATGCTGTTGTAAATACATCGCAACATCACCAAGTGAAGTAAGTTCAACATTTATTATATATGTTTCACCATCACCTGATTTAAATCCTCCATTTGTTATATATCCCATAAAACCATCATATTCAAAATTAGAATTTTGTTGTTTCGCTTTCATATGAGTGTATGAATTATACCTTGCAATAGCACACGCATCTAATGGGAATGCTTTTTGAGAAATTGAATTGCTTGTATTCCAACCATATTCAACTAAAACAGTATATCCTGGTTCTATAAAATATTCCATTACCTTTTCAGCTTGTGGTAATGTAAAACATTTTATTTCAAATTCACATTTACGAGTTAAACCTCCTGCACCAAACGTCACACTCAAACTTTCCACTATTGGAGATGGTCTAAATGCTCTATCTTCTCCATCTGCATAAATTGAGCCGCCGTTCAAATCAGTTCCAACTCTTCCGGATTTTTCCATATTACCATATCTTGTAAAAAAACTATCTCCTTGTGGTAAGCTTTCTATTATTAACCCAGCAGAGGCAGTTAATCTCATCCACGGCATATATGATGAAACAAGAGTATTATTTCCTGCTCTATTTAAAATTGTTTCTTTTAATTTTGGATGAAAATTTGTTAAATGTGGAAAAAGCATATTATCTAAAATTATTTATAATTTGTAAATAATCTGTTGGAATTCTTAATATAGTTCCATCTTCTACAGCAAATGATGCGTCGTGAATATTATTAGCTGAGGCAATTATCCACCATAAAGATTGGTCTCCATAATATTGATAAGAAAGTGTATCTAAACGGTCACCTGTTTGGGTAACTATGTATGTATCAGATTCTTTTAATGGTATATTTGGATATATACGAGTTCTATACACCTCTCTACCATCTTTTAATTTTTGTTTTTCGTTATTTTCGTATCTACTTGGCATATTTTTTTATAATTTTTTTAATACATCATTTCCATTGTTATTATAAATTACCCATTGCCCATAAGGATAAGTTGTGTCAACCTCCCATACAAACCCAAATGGATTACCATTTATTCCTGGTCTTTCAAAGTACCACGAATTTTCATTTAATTTCTGAACACTATTAAGATCAAGATTTTCTTGTCTTCCAATAAACTCAGCATCTTTAGAAGGTACTCCTTTTCCTATTAATTTTATTTTATTATCATTCCATACTTTTATAAATTCATATCCAGTAGTTGATGATGTTGTTTCACCACTTTGGTTTTCTTTTGGAGTTGGTTCTGTTTTTCCAGTTTGTAAATTTGTTGGTTGTTTATTTACAGAACCTTCATTTGTTTCTTTTGAGTCTACACCATATTTATCTACTTTTACGGGTTGTTCTGAATTTGAAATCGCATCAGTAGTAAAAGAACCTCCTTGTGAAGAGTTTAATTCATTGATAACTTTAATACCATCTTTACTTCTTTCAATATTGTATAATGCCGATTGTGAGCCAACTTGTTCAATAAATTTAATTGTAATGCTAACTTCAATAAATTTAGGTAATAATAAACCTTCAATATTAGTTTCCCATACACCCGTATCTGGTATTGTGTATGATAGAGATTCAATAAATCCTACTTTATCTTTATAAATATTTCCTAAATTCAACGATATTATAGGTGGTATTGCAAATGTTTTTGCAGCATCGGACTGACTAAAAGTTGGATATGTTTGTGCTGTTAAAAATTCTACTTTTTCCCAATTAGAAGCAAGTTCCAATGCATTAAAACAAACAATATTTAATGTAAAACTTACAGATCTTTCAATACCATCATAGGTATAAAAATTATATGGGTTTCCAAAAAACTTTGATGTAGTCCAACTTGGTGACATTGTTTCGGCAATAGATGTGATATAACTTCTAAAGTGTACGGTTCGATTAGAACGTTTAGATTTAATCCAAAAAGGAATTAAATCTTGCTTTTCAATTTGATTTAATTCTTCTTCTGACCTTGTTTTAATTGGTGATTGTGATATAGCATCAGAACCATTTGTAAGTCCATATAAATTTTCCCAATTTTTATTATTTGTTGCCGTATATTTTTCTTGTGGATTAAATGGAGAATATCTTCCGGTGTTATTTTTTACGTCTTGAAACGCATAATCTGATTTACCATATTTACCATTTGTATTTTTTCTATCTACACCATATACAGGAGAAACTAATGATAAATCAATTCTTGTTAGTTTATCTTCTGGTTCATTTTTATAATTACCTAATGTTTTTGTATAAGGTAATTCAGGTGTTGTTTTCTTTATTGTATTTGGTATAGTTTTTCCTTCAGAATTTGTTAGAATATCCTTACCTAATTGTTTTTTTTCTAATAATTTTTTATTTGTTACATTTTCTAACTGAGCAATTGAATTTGCAGTTGGTGTAGAAAGTTTTTCTTGAGTTGCCTCAGCATCTCTAACTTGCTTTATTTGTTCCGAATATGGAGAATCAGATGAATACTCATACCCATCATTTGCAGGTTTTGCAGTATTTGAACCAATTGCTGCTGGATTACCAAATAAAGCAGTTCTTAATTCCTTTTTACCTAAAGATATTCCTTGTCCTAATATTTGTTTACCTAATGTTACAGGATTTCCCCCACCACTTTGTTGTAAAAATTTTCCTAATATAGTACCACTAGCATCATTTTTAATTTGTGCCAATGTTTCCATTGTTTTTGGTTCTTTTCCAATCTGTAATTTACCTGTATTATTAACAAAAGTTGGTATAAGGTTTTGTGGTATTCCTAATTTAGAATTTATACCATCTCTCGCTTGATTTAATGATGTTACTTTACCTCCAAAAACAGCCTCTCCAAATCCACCACCAGTTATTTCTCCTAATCCTTTACCAATTAACCCACCGGTTGCAGCTTCTCCACCGGTTGATTGTTTCATTATTTCAATAGTTGAAGTAGAACGAGTTGCGATTCTTATTGCCTGATTTCCGTAAATAAGTGGATTATTAAGTTCAACTGCGGAATTTTTTCTTATTCCCGTAAGTTCTTGTTCTATGACAGTATCCTTGTCTGCCTTTACAGCTTTATCAAATGTTGAACCTTTAAATAATTCTAAAATAGTAGGCATATTTTAATTAGGCTTGTAATGTTCCATATCTATTATCAGTTGCTCTTTCAGTTGTTTTTCTAACAACAGATGTAACTTTTACCGTATCCATATATACATCTTTATTAGATAAAAATGCTTCTTTTAATAATCTTAATTCTTGAATTACACCATCCATCGATATTGAAGGCATTCCACCGATTGAATCAGCAAGCGAACCTGGATTTTTAGTTGCTATAAGAAAATCTTCAGGAGATGTCGATATAACTTGTCCATTTTGGACTACACCATCATTTATTGATTCACCAGATTTACTTGATGGTTCGGGAGCAGCCTCCCCAATTAAACCAAACGAAATAGTATTAAGTTTATCTCCTATAGATATCATTGGTTGAATAACATATTCATCTATCAAGCTTGCAAGGGACATAATACCCTCCGATAAAAATGTTATAAAATAAACAATTGGAGTTAGTAAAATTCCTATACCTTTTGCTATGAATCCAATAATATCAAATACCACGCCCAATCCCCAAATCAAAAAATCTATAAAATAACCTAGTGGTCCAGAATCTACCATTTCAGCAAATAAATTACCTAAAGATCGAAATACCTCCATAATAGGTTCTACTGCCTCCATTGTTTTTGCCTTTAATTCTTTAAATTTATTAAACAATGGTTGTAATCTTTCTACAATTTTTTGAATAGGTGATACTATCATTTCTAGTATTGCACCACCTATTGCAAATATTGGTCCAACTACTGCCTGAAATACATCATTCATAGCACCCACGACACCAAAAATTATACTCATTAATGCTCCAAAAAATTTCATTATTGGCCGTACAATTACACCCAAATTTTTCATTTGGTCTAACAAGTTATTCATAATAGTTGAACCAAGTGGGGCTAACATATCCATAAATCCAGTACTCAAGGATGCAGTTTCATTTTTCAGTGCATCGGTTACTGATTGCATCTCTTGTTGTTTTGCAAGTCTATCGGTTTGTGCCTTTAAATCTGCCTCAGTCATTTTTGATATATCACCACCAGCTTCAGCAAGTGCTAATGCAGCTGCTAGTTTTTCTTCATCTAATTTACCAAACCTTTCTCTAATTCTTTGTTGATTGACCAAAGAATCAAACTCCATACCTGTTGCTTCTGTTAAAGCATCTTGTTGGTATTTATTTAATTTTGTTATGTCACCTAATTTTGCAACTTGGTCATTTACAGCTTGTTGAGCTCCTAAAATATCATTATTAGCTGCTAAATATCTTGCCTGTGATAGATTGATATTTGTACCTAATATTGCAGATGCTTCTAATTCTTTTGTAATTGAACTTTCAAAATCCAATAAACCATCAGCAACTTTACCTGCTTCTTTTATAGAAGTACCTAATTTAGCAGCCTGTACTGCTGCTTGTGCAAGTTTTTCAGGCGAACTTTGAAAATAACGATATGCATATTCCGAATTTTCGGCCATATCTTTTATTACTTGTCCAGGTGCAACTCCTGCAATTTTTGCCATAGAAACTGCTTGGCCAATTAGATATTGAGATTGTTCAGCAGTTAATCCACCAATGTTTTGAAATACTTTATTAAGTTTTGCTGCCTCATCTACTCCTACACCAAAGTTTTTATTTAATGTTACTATTGAACCTAAAACTTCTTTTGATGGTTGTTCTAAACCTCCAAATTCATTTGTAAATTCAGCTGCTGCTTTTGCTGCATCTTCGGCACTTACACCTAAATTACCAAAATCAACATTCGCATTACGAATGTTTTCCTGCATTCCTCTTGTTTGTGAAACTAATAAACCAGTTTCTTCTCTAAAAGCTTTTGCGGCTTGGTCAAGTTCAGAGAATCTCTTTATTGCCGCAACGATTGTTGCAACTACAACAGCAAGTGCTAAAACAATTATAGCTATAATAGCTTGTGGTCCTGAAAATGCAGCAACTAATGCTTTTCCAACAGAAGTTCCAGCTCCACCCAATGCTTGCATTGCTCCTTGTCCAGAACGAAGGTTTGTAGCAAAAGAAGTTGTGAATGTTTTTGCGGCTCCACCAATTTTATTCCTAAACATTGAAGAAGCTGAGTCACCAAGTTTGGATAACATACCACCAATAATAGGAATATTATCAAATGAACCAACCAAACCATCAAAAGCACTACTCATGCTATCTGATAACCCTTGTGCAGCTTCATCAACCTTTTCAATTAAATCTAATCTTTGGCCTTCAATTGCAAGAGATCTATTTATAGTTTGTAAAGCCTTAATTTTTTCTTCACCAACTTTTTTATTTGAACCAAAATAAGATTTTGCTATTCTATCTATTTCTTTCTCATTATCTACTATTAATTTTTGAACATCTTCTGATGTTTCTAATTGAGAAACTGTTGATTTTAAATCATTAAGATAATCTTTTACTTTTTTTCCTAAAGTTGTTCTTTTATCTATTTGTTCATCTAAATCTTGGGTTATGGCAGTAGTAAGAGATTGAGACATTTTTAGTGCCTCATTATATTCATTTTGTATTTTTAAATCTTGTTTATTTGCCATTTAAAATCCTATCTAATGTTTAAAATAGCCTTATATGAATGTGGAATTTTTTCTCCTCTTTTTTTCATATCTTCAACTTCGTCACGAAGTTTTTGCATATCATCATCTAATTTTTTTGCCATCGCTAAAAAATCTTTATCTTTTTCTAACTTTGAAATCATTTTTTTTCCAAAAATGTAATCAACAATACCTTCTTTCATATCGTGTTTTTTCGATATAAATTCTTTTATTTTCTTTTTATTAATTTCACTTATTCGCATGTAAATTTCTCCATTTATACTATTATAAATATAATATATAAAAAAAGTGAGGAAGTTTTCACCTCCTCACATTTACATTTGGACCATTTGCAGGTTTTTTAGATTTTTGGGATTTTTTAAGTTCTTCTTGCTCTTTCTTTTTAGTATCCAATAATTGTTTATAATAAAAATTTCTTAAATGGATAGGTAATCGATAAACACCTTCTTGTGTAAACCCATTTCCAAAATAACATAATTCAAAAATTTGTTTATGTAATACAATAGAATAATTACTCGGAAGGCCAAAAAAACCCTACACCCATTGGAATTGGGCGTACCTCCTTTTCTCCTGTTTCAGGGTTTTCATATTCAAATTCCATATTAATATCTGGTTGAATTTTTTTAACTTGATCTCTAAATGATTTAGTATCTCTCGTTAAAAATTGATTATTAATAAAATTTGTAATAGATCCAGTGTCGGTTTTTCCATTTACTGATAAAATCATATATCTATAACGAACCGTAAGTTCAGATGTAACCCCACCTTTATTTAATCGTTGAAGTGCTTTAATATCTGCATCTATTTTCTTTTCATCACCATGAGATAGTAATTTATATTCTAATACTGTACCATTTGAAGTTGTAAACTTATACTTATTTTCTCTATTAATTTTAGTTTCATCAATTTCTTTAGTTGATACTTTACCCAAATCAACAACTACATCTTCTTTTTGTCCATCTTCATTTGTAATTTGTATTGAATATTCTGGTCCATATCCTAAAATACGAGTTGCTAACATAATAGCATTTTTATCACCAATTAAAATATCATCTATATTAACCTTTGAATCAACTACTATTGATTCAAATAATTTATCTAATACAACACCTTTTTTGATTAAATTTTGTGAAGTAAGTATTTCTTCTTCTTTTGCGGTCATATATTTTATTTCTAACTGACCAGAAGATAGTGGATTTGATTCAGGATAACATAATCCTTTTGATGGAAGTGAAATTACCTCCGTTGGAAAATCATAATTTGCCATAATTATAAACCTTTATTTTACATTTATATATAAATATACCATTTAAAAAAAGTTAAAAAAAAGAGCATCATTGCTCTTCTTTTAAACTATTTAGTTCCATTTTCAATTATTTTAATCTACCGGCCAAAATTTTGTACTCAATATCACATTCTCTGGTTTGGTAGCCACTAAATTCTCTACCAATTTATTGGCTCTCTCTCTAGCTCCGAAGTGTCCAAACTCCATTACATCAAAGAATGCCAAAGCCACCTTGTATAAAGTGGTTGGGTACTTACCACCGTAATATACCCTAGTCTCTATATTCTCCCGCTTCACATTCGGAAGTTTCATTAGGGATTTGATTGAAGAAGAGGAAGCGGAGACGGAGAAGAAATCGAAGTCATTCATATTATAGGGGGGTTAGGTTGAACTCTTATTACATAGTAAATATACACAATTCTGAATTAAAAGTCAAGCTTTTTCTTAATTATTTTATTACTGCTTGGTACGCATCAAAGAACATTTTGTTGATTTGATTGTTGATTTCTCTATCCAACTCTCTTTGTTTCTTTCTTACTATGGAGTTTTGTACTCTAACAATTTCGTTAAGAACTTTGATGATGGAGTTTCTATCTTCTGCAATCACACCCACTCTCCACTCAACCCCATCTATTCGGAGTATCTCGCCCAGTTCTCTACTGAACTTTGATTCAAAATACTGAACCCCAATCACTCTCTCACCACTCATTCTTACTAATCCTAATTTCATATCTCTCATTTTTTATTACAAAATAAAGGTAAGAAAAAAAATTGAAAAAAACAAGTGTTTTTGAAAATATTTTATAAAAAAAAAGGATACCATTTCTGATATCCTTTTGTAATTTATATTGGTAGTTATTAGAATTCCAATATCGCGTAGTCGTAAGAGAGTGTCAATGTAATTTCTTGTGGGTCTGCTTGATTTGCCCAATCTACATCATTGAAAACTGCGTTATTAATAAATGCACCTTTTAAAGTCCATTGTTCAATTTTATCACCAACTGGTCCTAAAGAATAGATTTGTACGTCTTTTTTGTAAAAATCTGCGTATCCATCTCTACCAGTTAAAGATTCATGAGATAAACGTACCCATTCCATTACAGCTTGTGCTCCAGATGGGACAATTGGGTCATAAAGAGTAATTTCAACGTCTTGCCATTCACCTTTACCTTTTAGTTTTCTCTTTACATTTATATGTTCAAGAGTTACTACTTCGAATTGTATGCTTGGTTTATTTGCCGTTTTTATTAAATATGAAGGGATTCCACCAATTTCCATGATGAAACGATTCTTCATCTTTGGTTCGAAGTTCGTATAGAACATCTGATCAAACTCTAATACTTCTGCCATTTTATTTTTCTCCTATTATAATAAATATTCTTTTTTTACTTTTTTTTATATATTACGCTGAAAATGATGCTCCAGTCGGTAATATGTTGAAATCTAACACAATGAATTCCGCGGTTTTTGTTGGTTGTAAGAAAATCTGTCCAGACAAAATGTTTCTATCAATTACATCCGGTGTATTATTTGATTCATCCATAACCACTCTGAACGCAAATAAACCCTGTCTTTGTTGAACACTTTCTAAATAAGGGTTTACAGTATTAAGGAATCTTGCTCTAGTTGTAGATGTGTTTTGTTCAAATACAAGATATCTTGATGTTGAAGCGATGAATTTTTTAACTTTAATAAGTAATCTTCTAACATTGATTCTATCTAATGCAGATGCTTTATCTTGTAAAGTTTTTTGTCCAAATGCTACAATACCTTCACCAGGGAAAGAAGCGATTGGGTTTACTTTACCTTCATACAATTCATCTCTTTCGGCGTGTGTTAATCTATTCAATACACTAACCGCTCCGGTAATACCACCTCTATTTAAACCAGCTGGTGCGAACCATTCAGCTGCAATTGCATCATTGGCTGCGTAAATTCCTGGCATCAATACTGATGGTGGAACTGCGATTAATTTATTAGTGTTTCTATCGATTGTTTTAACCCAAGGATAGTATGTACCAACATAATTAGAATCTATTGAATTTGCTTCATCAATTGCCTGTGTAATTGTATCATTTACTGATGTTACATCACCAATGAAGAATGCATCTTCTCTTGATTCAACCATATCAATTACTTTATCAAATACATAAGAATGTAATCTACGAACTATACCAGGTACAGATACTAAATTAATATCAAAATCATCTGGATTAGATACTGAATTTATTGCTTTTAAATAAGCAATCGAACCACTTGATGTTGAATTAGAACAATTAAATCCTTGAGTATTTCCAGGTCCAAAATTATCAGATGATGCTAAAGCGATTTCAGTTGTAGGTGAGTTACCATCAAAACCTTCTTGAAAACCTATTGTAAATTGTCTTTTTACAACATCATTTGCAGATGAACCAGTTAATTCATATCCAAATGAATGTGTACCACCGTTTATAGAAATACTACTTTGGTCAAACGCAAATACACTATTAGTACCAGTTGATGCATCATTTGGAATTGGTGATAAGAAATGTCCATTATCCAATTTTACTAATGTTGTATCTAAATCAATACCAGAATATTTTGTAGAATTTGATGAGTTATTTTCAGCAGAACCAGTTGAGAATACAACTGATGGAGTGATTGAATCATTTCCTGCTATTGGTGAAAGATATGGTTGGTGTCCAAACGGTCCCGCTATAATTGGGAATGAACCTTCAGCTTTTACTTCAACTCTAATGAATTTTGAACGATTAGCATAATCACCATTAAGAGTTTGTTTACCATTTGAATCAATAGTAACGTTTTGGTCACCAATTACTTTTACGATATAATTTGGTGATGCAGGGTCCAAATTAACATTATTATAAGTTTCTAATACACTCTTTTTTCTATCAGTATCAGAATAACCTCTTACAGTAATAGAGAATGTAGCGTAATCAGTAGCGTTTGATTCACCTGCTGCTTTTACGTTAAAAATTGATATTTTAAATTCTTTGTTATATGCATTACCATCTCCTAATGTATGGAAACGGAAAAGTTCATGTCTTTGATTAGAAATTTTTTGTGATACAATATAAGGAGTAGATGCGTGTTGTACATCTTGTCCAATGAAACTTTGTTCAGCTAAAGGAACAATTGAAACTACTGAACCAGAAGCTTGTTTAAATGTTTTAGTTGCAGAATTTTCAAAATATTGAGAAACATATACACCTTTTGGACCTCTTGCAGATTCACCAAAAACGTCTGATAAATCATTTCCAGCTGAAGGTAAAACTGATGCCGATAAATCAGTTTCATCATATTCAGTTCCAGTTCCGTTTAGTGTAATTGCAAATGCTGATGAAGATGGTTGTGCGGATACACTTGCTACAAAAGCATCTCCATTTCCAGAAGTAGACCAATGATAAGTTGGTTTTATTACACCTACTAATTTATGTCCTGCTCCTGATCCGGATACTACGATACCATAAGAACCTGATTCTTCAACGGTATAACCACCTACGTGACCAACTCTTACAATTGTAACAGTTCCAGCCTCTCTTAAATAATTTTGTACTGTATATCCTGTGTAGTAATCTCCATTAGGAACACCGAATATAGATTCGAATTCTGATTGTGTATTTACAACGGTTGGTACGAAAGCAGGGCCTTTAGCGAAAGGTCCAATAATTGCTGCTCCGATTTCACCAATACCTTGAGATAAGAACGATTGGTCATTTTCTCTTGTAAAAACACCTGGTGATACAATCTTTTCTGCCATTTTATATTACTCCTGTTAAATTTTCAATTATAATGATACGAATATAAATATTAATATCTTTTTGTAAAGATAATTTTTTATTTATTGGTTTTTGTTTTGAATATCGTTAGATGGTGTAAAAAGTCCTGTGTTTAGATCATAACTACCATCACCATATTTTTCATTTAATTTTTGGAACACTAATTGTTCATCCTGTATTAGAGCAAAGTATTTATTGTGTAAATCACTTTCTATGAGGTCTATTTCATCTAATCTCTTTTTTCTTTCTAAATTTAATTGACCTAATTGATAAAGAACCTCACTTACGTTTTTTTTTAATTCATTGATTTCTAAAACTTCTTGCTCAGTAAACTTAATTGTATTTTCCATTTTGATATATTTGTTAATTAACTATTCTATATATATAAATATACCAACTTTGAGAAAACGTAAAATATTATCTCGTAAATGTTAATGTTGCAGAGTAAGTACCTTTTAATCCAGCTTCAATTGCTCTTACTCTAAAATAGTATGTTCCTGCGGATAAAATAGTATTTACTTCAACTTCGGTTGTACTCCATTCATCTGCTGTATTTACAATAGTGGAAAATCCACTATCACTTGCTATTTGATATTGATAAGCAGTAATACCTAATGTTAAAGTTTTAGCTGGTGCAACCCACGTTATCAATGGTGAGGAATAAGTTACAGATGTTGGAGCTCCTGGTCCAGCAAAGTCGGTATGTGAATTTCCACCTTTATTATGTGTTATATATCCATTTACAAGGTATGTATCTTCTTCTTCTACATCAATTGAAATAATTTCAGTTGTTTTGTTTACAACTTCTATTGATGTTACATCTACTTCAGTACCATCACCTTTGATAAGTTTATCACCGGAAACAATGTTAAACATTTCTTTGAAAAGATAATTTCCACTTACTATATCTTTTACTAAAAGTGGATGTTCCGATGTTGCGGTAATTTGACCATTATTAATATTGTAATATCTCGAAGCAAAAGAATAAGTAAGGTTTACTATGGTAACATCTTTTGGAGTTTTATTTAATGTGTTTGAAGACCAATTCAAAAATGTTTCGTCTGAATTTTGTCCTAAACCTTCAATTAAAAATCCTTTTAATAAATCCCCTTCATTTAAATCACCAGCCTCTACAATTGTGCCATCTGCCAAAGTGATTGGAGAATCTATCGTCAAACATAATGCAGCAGAGTTTCCATCATATGAATCTACCGAGTAAACAGTTTTATCTTTATTTGTATTGTAACCAGTTGCGTGGTCATTAAATCCATCAGCAAATTTTGCTCTTACGGTATGTGTTTCAATTGTTTGAAGAACTGTTTGAGTTGCAGCGTTAGTCATAGATGAAACGGCTAAAGTTGCCGTTTTACCATTATTTGCACTTACAGATAATTTACTACCAGCTGGAACTGACCAAGTTACATTTTGGCTTCTATTACCAACTTTTGAATCAAAAAGAGTTCCAGAACCAGTTGTGAATCCTAATGTAAAAGTTTCAGATGTTGATTCAACTGCATAAGTAAATCCTGTTACTGAATCGACACTGTCAATAGAAAAAGCAGACATTGAAATGTTATTACCTGACGATGGAGAACCTTTTATAGTTCCTAAAGAAATATTTGTTAATCCAGTTCCAGTCGCACCTGCTAAATTGTAAAGTGATAATGTATCTCCTGATGATCTAGGCATATTATTTATTCCCTATATATTATAAATATTAAGTAAATCCTTCACCCATATTTCTTTATTGGTGTAGTTTTTTACCATATAATTTTTTATTTGTTTAAACCAGTAAAGTTTTTCTTCAAATGATTCATTACAAATCTTATTATAAATATTAACAAACTCTTTTTTAGATGATGCTCTATAAGGATACTCTAAATTTTTCAAATATAAACTATTAATAATTGGTAGTTTTCCTCTATCTACTGCTTCAAAAATTCCATATCCAAATGGTTCTGACGAAAAACATGAGTGAGATATTCCCCAATCCATTTGGTAAAATTTATTTTTAAATTCAGATTTATAATGATATATTTTTGATTTTGATGTATCGAGTTTCACACCACCTTTCCAAATCGCATTAAATTCATGTGAATCAGTAAAAATAAAAGATTTTAGACCATCTAAATAGTGTGGGTTTTTTCTACCTTCACATCTAGAGGCAAATCCTAATGAATTTGATTCAGAAAGTGGTAAATTATGTTTAAATTCGTAAAAATTAGGAATACTTTGATTTTTAAACAAAATTTCAAATAATCCAACCCATATTGTGTGTTTAGACCAATCATTTACTTCCATTTCCCATTCTGAACTTATATACGGATGCCAAGCTAAAGAAGCATCAGTTCCAATTTGTGATTTTAAAATGTGGTCTACTGAATTATGTAAAACATTTGAATGAATTTTATGTTTATTATCAACTATGACTTTCATAGGTGTATAATGTCCATGTAAAATATTTATTCTACGGGCACCATTACAAATTTCTTCAAATTTTTGAATATTATCACCATGCCAATAAGTTTCTATTGAAAATTTGTAATCTTCATGTCCTTTTGGTTTGTTCCTATGGATTAAAAGTATTGGTTTTACTTTTAATTTTGGTGCAACCAATTCCATCCATAAATTTACCCAAGTATCAGAACCAGCATTTACCCAAGGGCCGCCTCCGGTAGTATAATAAATATCGTAAACCATTAATTTATTTTTTAACTATTACTAATCCACTAAAATTTGAACTAAATGTTACACTTATTGCATTCACCGATAAAGATTCAATAATTGAAGGAACTTCTTGCCTTTTTGTAGAAGTATTATATGCCTGAACTATTGGATATTCTTCATTTAAACTATGTGTAATACTATATACGGAATTTCCTGTTATAGATTCTTTATATGTAGTTAAATTTGTAATTTGAGTTGATCCAGAAATTAAACCAGTTGGTATATTTGCTAAATTTGCCCATTCAGTTGAACCGCTCACAATATGGCCACCTTTTGCAACAACTGCGAATCCACTTTGAGCTGAAGAGAGAGTTATTGTAACATTATTATCATTAGTTAATGTAACTGATGTTGGAATTAATTGTGCGTTAGTATTATCATATACTGAAACGATTACATTTTTACTATTAAAATTATGTGTTACAACAAAAGATGATTGATTATCAAATGATGATGTTACGGTCGCTACTTCTGCTATTTCAGTAACTACATTTGTAATTTGAGATCCATCTCCTTTGAAAAAAGATGCAGTAATTGCACCACTTCCTAAATTTATTGATTGATTTACTAATGAACTTACTATTTGTGTTGAAGATGAAACTATCCCGCTACCTTTTACTTCGTATGATGAAGTTGCATTAATTAAAGATGAAGTAACATTTTGTAGTGTACTCCATTTATTATCATTAGAACCAGTATAAGTTGCAAGAGTTACAAATTTATTATCAATAGAACTTGTATAAGTTGCTAATGTAGAATTTTTTGATTCTTCAGATGAAGAAAATAAATTTAAAGAAATTATCCTTGAATCTACTGATGAACTATAAGATGTATATCCATTAGTTTGTGTAAAATCAATTTGTGATGAGCCAGATACTACCGAATCTCCATTCGAAAGTAATACTTTACTTTCAGAACCACTTATACCAGCCTTCCAATAATCATTATTTACATCCCATACAAAAGATCCAGAGTTTGTATTACCACCAGTTGCATCTCTTACAATTAAACCACCGTTTGATGTTCCTGCGGCATTTAGAGAAATAATATTATCATCTAATTGAATTGTAGTTGAATTAATTGTAGTAGTTGTACCTCTAACATTTAAATCTCCCAAAACTACCACATTTGAACCAGTCAATTCAAATGCAGTTTTTAATGATGATGAGTATAAATTAAGTGAATCTAAAATATTAATTACTTGTGAGGATCCAGAAACAGTTCCGGTTGGTAATGAACTTACTACTTGTCCTGATCCCGAAATAGTTCCATTTGGTAAAGATGAAACAACTTGTGAAGATCCTGATATTACTCCACCTATAAGTTCAGCAGTAATTACACCATTTGTAATTGAAAAATCTACCGTAGACGAATCAGTCGAAGATGATACTATATTTGTAGGAATAGAAGATATTCCTAAAAAGCTTATTTGAGATGAACCAGAAACTACGGTTTCTGCATTTAATCTGTCTTTAATACCACTTACATAGTTGGTAGTTTGGGTAAGATTAACTTGTGAAGAACCCGATACAACACCTGTTGGTAAAAATGATACAACTTGTGATGAACTACTAACTATATTAGATGGTATATTTGTAAAATTGTTATAATTTAAATAATATGAACCCGCTTCACCATTTAATAAATTTGAATCAGATGCTGCACCACTAACAATATGACCACCTTTTGCAATTACCACATATCCACTTTGTGCAGATGATAGTGTTATGGTTGCACTATTATCATCCGTTAGGGTAATTGATGTTGGTATAATTTGGGAATAATTAGTATCATATACTGATATAATTACGTTTCTTGTATCAAAATTGTGAGATACCGAAAAATTTGATGAATTTGAAAAAGATGAGTTTACAGTAGAAACTTCTGCAATATCAACAACTAAATTTGTTAAATTTGAACCATCACCAGAAAATGAACCAGTAAATGAACCTGAAATAGTCCCTTCGCCTGTAACATTTAAATATCGTGAATCAAATGAAGATGTAAGTTGTGATGAACCACTAACTACACCATTTGTAGAGTGTATAGCACCAAATAAAACTGATGCTGTAATTTGACCAGTAATGTTTAATGACCCGGTAGTAACAGCATCTGTTGTAACAACTTGTTGTATTGATGGTGTTCCATTATCTTTCTCAAAGAAAATTCTACCATCGTAAGTATTTATCGCTAGTTCCCCTAATTCTAAATTAGAAGTAGACGGAACTTTACCTTCAACAGCTGTCCTTTTTAACTTTACTACTTGTGCCATATTTATGCATTACCGATTTCATTATATAATTACTTCGGTTTAAAATATCCTTATATAAGGATTTTTAACCTTTATTTTATTTAGTGTTTTTTCAAACTCTCAATTTCAACTTTCATATCGTTGATTTGAATTTGTTGTTCTTTAATACCTTCAATTAATAATGCTACTAATTTATCGTATTTAACAGCTTTATAACCACTTTCTCTTGTTTGAACTAATTGTGGTAATACCGCCTCTATTTCTTGTGCGATTACACCCACATCGTTTCCTTCGTATCCGTGCTCAATTTTGTTTTCTTCTTTCCAATCATAAGTGTTACCACTAATTTTTTTAATCTTATCGATGGCGTTTTCGATTGGTTTGATGTTTTCTTTGAAACGAATATCAGAAGATGAGAATGCTACAACATCATTTGTTGCATCAATTCTTCCCGCAGTTGCACTCGCTGCCATTCCAACACCTATTGAGTTAAATTGAACGTTAGATGAGGTTGATACCGCTTGTCCAATAGAGATAGTTACTGCACCGGTTGCTCCACTCACACTAATACCTGTTCCGGCAACGTTTGAAGTTACACCACTATTTGCAATTGTTACCGCAGAACCACCATTATATGATGTTCCGCTTAATCCAGTACCAATTGTTAAGGTTGCCAAATTAGAACCTAAAGAAATACCACTTATTGTTGAATTAGTCAATGATGCGTTTGCAATATTACTTAAAGTATTATTTGTACCACTTATTGTTTTATTTGTTAGGGTCTGAGTGCCAGTTGTAGTCACTAAAGGAATTTCAGAACCACTTAATCCTGCTACCCAATTATCATTTCCCTCATCCCAAATCAAAGTTGCATTTGCAGATGTACCTCTTTCAATTTCAATACCTCCGTTTTGAGATGGAATACCTGTTTCATCTGAATTTAGAACGATTAAGTTATCACCAATATTTACGGTATTTGAGTTTACAGTTG